GGTCACTGTCACAACTGGGATGCCTTATATGGATCCCATGAGTGGAGTGTTCTTTCCGGCGAATGGTACCATTGTGCGGACTAGAAATAAGTCCGTACGTCGGTGGTTTTCTGGGGCTTTTACTTATCACTTGCCAGCGGGGTACTCATCCCGTAACAAGCTGATTTCGTTTGAGTCTCAGATCCAGCAATTGCTGGGTATACAACCGACTCCAGAAACTCTCTGGAATTTGGCACCTTGGAGCTGTGCCGTTGACTGGTTTTCCAGCGCTGGTGATGTTGTTTCTAACATCAGCGACTGGGCCACCGACGGTCTGGTTATGCGGTATGGGTACATCATGGAGCATTCAATGTCCGTGGACACCTATACCCACTCCAGCAATGGAGTGTCACCGGTGACGGTTGGCCGTGAGGTCAAGCGTCGGAGGAGAGCAAACCCATTTGGTTTCGGGCTGACTTGGAATGGCTTGTCGCCACGCCAGTTGGCCATAGCTGCTGCTCTGGGTATAACCCGGATTAAGTAGCTGGCACGTTGTCTGCACCAAAACGCCAATGGGGCCCAAGACCTGGGCCCTAGGAGTGATGCCTATGTCACTAGCCGATCCACAAACCGTCACCATCTCGGGCACTACCGTTCCGCTCCCTCGGACGAAAACTGAGGGAAGTGAGACGGAGTACACGAGTGCTGACGGCATGGTCAAGCTCTCGGTTTCGCATGCCAACAATGGCAAGCGGGGCCGGAGCGTGATCCGGATCGACCATGCGAAGCTAGCACCGGACCCGTTCCAGTCTGGCGAGAATGTCAAAACCGGCTGTGCGATTTACACAGTCGTTGACTATCCCGCCGCTGGGTACTATACGGATCCGGAGCTCTTGGCGATCTGGCAGGGCTTTAACGCCCAGCTGGTCGCGGCTTCGAACGCGGTCTTCACCAAGTTCCTCGGTGGAGAATCGTAGTGGTGAGAGGGGCGATCAGGGCTATTCCGCAGTCCCGAAAGGGCTACGTGAAAGGTCCTCGTTCCGCCTCTCTGGACATCCCGAGAGGGATGACGGGGCCGAGTTCACGGTCCACTTGAAGGTCGGTTACAAAACCGTCCTTCTTGCGGTCGTGATCTTCGATCTCGTTCACCTCTCTATATGGGAGATCTATAGTACCTCATGGGTCGAGCATTTGCTCGGCCTTTAGGGGTATTTGATCTGCGTTGCTGCATGTCCGTGCGGGTCTAAATAACCCGCATCACTCCATGGTGCAGTTCTACTAGTTCACGCCATTTCGGGATCGTCCCGAGTGTAAAAACTCGGGTAATCCCCGAGAG